GAATAAAAAATATATTAAAAACGGTAGGTTTTACCCTGGCAATGAACATATAGGTGCATTTGGATGTGACCCTTATGATATTTCAGGTACAGTAGATAAAAGAGGTTCTAACGGATCTTTGCATGGCTTAACTAAGTTTTCAATGGAAGACGCGCCACCAAATCATTTTTTCTTAGAATATATAGCAAGACCACAAACTGCTGAGATATTTTTTGAAGATGTTTTGATGGCTTGTGCTTTTTACGGTATGCCGATACTTGCTGAAAATAATAAACCAAGACTTTTATATTACTTTAAAAAAAGAGGTTATAGAGGTTTTGCAATGAATAGACCAGATAGAAGTAGAAATAAACTATCTGTAACAGAAAGAGAGATAGGTGGAATACCAAACTCTAGTGAAGACATTAAACAAGCACACGCCGCGGCTATAGAATCTTACATAGAAAACTTTGTTGGATTAAAAGAAACTGGCTACGGTGATATGTACTTTCAAAGAACGCTTGAAGATTGGGCTAAGTTTAACATTAACAATAGAACATCACATGATGCTTCTATTAGCTCTGGTTTAGCACTAATGGCTTGTAACAAACATAGGTATACACCTATAAACAAAAGAAAAACGGAACCTGTTGACATAGGTATCAAAAGATACGACAACAGTGGATATACATCAAAAATAATAAGTTAAATGAACGTTTACACTAATAACAACAGTTCTTTTCCTAGTCAAGTTGTAAGTAACGAAGAAAAAGGCACTTTTGAATATGGAAAGCAAGTTGCTCAAGCTATAGAGTATGAGTGGTTTAGACAAGGTAGAACTAATGGAAATAGGTATTTAACTAATTGGAACAACTTTCATAATCTAAGATTATATGCTCGAGGCGAGCAATCAATACAGAAATATAAAGATGAATTATCTATTAACGGTGATTTGTCTTATCTTAATTTAGACTGGAAACCAGTACCAATTTTATCTAAGTTTGTAGATATCGTTGTAAACGGTATATCTCAAAAAGCTTATGATATTAAAGCTTACGCTCAAGATCCTCAGTCAGTGAAGAAAAGAACAGACTACGCTTCTAAACTTTACGAGGATATGATAGCTAAAGATTATATTGAAACTGTAAAGCAAACTTTAGGTATAGACTTATATCAATCACCTAGCATTGATGTTATACCTGAATCAAAAGAAGAGCTAGAGCTTAAAATGCAATTAAGCTATAAGCAGTCAATTGAAATAGCTGAAGAAGAAAGTATTAACACTGTATTTGCACAAAATAAATACGACTTAGTTAGACGTAGGCTTAATATGGATTTAACTGTATTAGGTATTGCGGCTGCAAAAACTAATTTCAATATAGCTGAAGGCGTTAAGGTTGATTATGTTGACCCTTCTTATATGGTTTATTCTTATACAGAAGATCCTAACTTTGAAGATATATATTATGTTGGTGAAGTTAAATCGATAACAATACCAGAACTTAAAAAAGAGTTTCCTAATATATCTGAAAAAGAACTAGAGCGTATACAAAATATGCCAGGTAATAAATCATATATAACAGGTTGGGGACAATACGACGAGAATACAGTTCAAGTTTTATACTTTGATTACAAAACATACCACAATCAAGTATTTAAAATAAAACAAACTGACCAAGGATTAATGAAAGCTATTGAAAAGCCAGATACATTTAATCCGCCAGAAAATGATAACTTTGAAAGAGTATCTAGAACTATAGAGGTTCTTTACAATGGTGCTGTAGTTTTAGGAACAGACACGATGCTTAAGTGGGAGTTAGCTGAAAATATGTCAAGACCATATGCTGACACTACCAAGGTTGCTATGAATTATGCTATATGCGCACCTAGAATGTACAAAGGTAGAATAGAGTCTATTGTTAGTAAGTGTATTGGGTTTGCTGATATGATTCAAATAACTCATTTAAAACTACAACAAGTATTATCAAGAATGGTGCCAGATGGTGTTTATCTTGATATGGACGGTTTAGCAGAGGTTGATCTAGGTAATGGAACAAACTACAACCCAGCTGAAGCATTAAATATGTATTTTCAAACTGGTTCTATTGTAGGTAGATCTTTAACACAAGATGGTGAATTAAACCACGGTAAAGTACCTATTCAAGAACTTAGTAGCTCAAGTGGTGGTGCTAAAATACAAAGTCTTATTCAAACGTATCAATACTATTTACAAATGATACGTGACGTGACAGGGCTGAATGAAGCTAGAGACGGTAGCGTACCTGATAAATCTACGCTCGTAGGTTTACAGAAACTAGCCGCTAACGCATCAAACGTAGCGACTAGACATATTGTTCAGTCTAGTTTATATTTAACTCTTAAACTAGCGGAAAATGTATCGCTTAAAATAGCTGATGCGTTGCGTTTTCCATTGACTAGAGCATCGTTACAAAACTCTATATCAACTTATAATATAAAATCACTAGATGAAGTTATAAACTTGAACCTACATGATTTTGGTATTTTCTTAGAATTAGAGCCCGATGAAGAAGAAAGAGCTCAATTAGAGCAAAACATACAAGTTGCTCTGCAATCTGGAGGTATAGACTTAGAAGATGCTATTGACATACGCCAAATTAAAAATCTTAAGTTAGCTAATCAAATGTTAAAGATTAAGCGTAAGGTTAAAATGGAGCGTGATCAAGCTGCTCAACAAGCTAACATAGCAGCTCAAGCAGATGCTCAAGCACAAACAGCTGAAAGAACTGCTATGGCTGAAGTTCAAAAACAAGAGGCTGTGGCATCAACTAAAGTTGATATCGAAAAAGCTAAGCAAGAGATGGAAATGCAGAAAATGCAAGTTGCAGCTCAAATAAAGCAAGCTGAAATGGAAAGACAGTTCCAGTATGACATGCAGCTCAAGCAAATGGATATTCAAGTAGAAAGAAACAAAGAGCAGTTTATAGAAGATCGCAAAGATAAAAGAACAAAAATACAAGCGACGCAGCAAAGTGAAATGATAAGTCAAAGAAAAAACGATGGCTTACCTATAGACTTTGAAAATCAACCAGACCAAGGTCTTGGTGCCTTTATGTAGGCAAAACAATTTTTTAAATTATATTATATTATGTCAGAAGTAAAAAAAGAAGGTGAATTTACTTTAAAAGGTAAAAAGAAAACTACACCTAAAAAACTAGTTAAAAAAAACGAAGTAACTAAGGTTGATCTTAAAAAGCCCGTAGAAGAGCAAAAGGTTGAGCAAGATGTTACAAAAGTGGTTATACCAAAAGAAAAACAAGAAGATGCCGTTCAAACACAAAAGACAGATGATAGCGATGTTGTTGTCGAAGAGTCCAAAGACAGTGGCAACAGCGAAGCAGTGGTTGAAGAAGTACGGGCCACCGAAGAAACAGTAGAGTCTCCAATAGAAATTATTGAAGAAGCAGCTGAAGTTGAAAAAGAATTAAAAGAAGCCGTAAGAGATGAAAAAGTTTTAGGTAAGCAATTACCTGAAAACATTGAAAAACTAGTTTCTTTTATGGAAGAGACTGGAGGTAGCGTAGAAGACTACGTGAGGCTAAACGCTGATTACTCTAGCGTAGACGATACTACATTGTTAAAAGAGTATTACAAAAAAGAAAAACCATATCTTGATAGTTCAGATATTGATTTGTTGTTAGAAGATTTTCAATATGACGAAGATTTAGATGAAGATAGAGATATACGCAAGAAGAAACTTGCATTTAAAGAAGAAGTTGCAAAAGCCAGAAACTTTTTGGAAAGCACTAAGGAAAAATACTACGCTGATATCAAGTTGAAATCAAACGTAAATCCCGAAGCTCAAAAAGCTATGGACTTTTTCAATCGATATAATAAGCAGCAAGAACAAGCTGAGCAAAACCGTAAAGTGTTTCAAGAAAATACTAAAAAACTTTTTACTGAAGATTTCGAAGGTTTCGATATTAGTGTAGGTGAAAAGAAATATAGGTATAAATTACAAAACACTGATGGTATTGCTGATAAACAATCAGACATTAACAACCTAATCGGGAAGTTCCTAGATAAAAACGGTTCTGTTAGTGACTACAAAGGTTATCATAAAGCAATGTATGCTGCTGAAAACGTAGATAAAATAGCATCACATTTCTACGAGCAAGGTAAAGCTGATGCAGTCAAACAGGTTGTAGACACTTCTAAAAACCTAAGTGACACAAAAGCTAGACCTTCTGGTGGTGATGTATTCGTTAACGGCTTAAAAGTAAAAGCAATTAGCGGTGCTGATTCTACAAAACTAAAGATTAAAACAAGAAAATTTAACTAAAAAAATTAAAAATTATGGCTAATGTAAGTCCTGCGTTTGGAAGTATTATTCCATCGCAAAAACAACAAGCGTTAGAAACAAACTACCTTAACTTTACAGATGGTACTAGTGACTTCGCTCAGCAATATTTACCAGAAATCTACGAAGCTGAAGTAGAGCGTTACGGAAACCGTACGTTATCTGGATTCTTAAGAATGGTTGGCGCTGAAATGCCAATGACTTCTGATCAAGTTATTTGGTCTGAACAAACAAGATTGCACATTGCTTATAAAGATTGTGATCTTCCTGCCGCAACAACTATCGATGTTAATCCTGGTGCTGCTGCTGATATTACAAATGTAGTATCTATTAATGACACAGTTGTTGTAATGCAACCAAGTACAGGTTTAGAAGCAAAAGGTATCGTTATTGGTAGCGCTGGTTCTGTATTAACTGTTACTTTGTTTTCAGGTGCAACTTTACAAGGTGTATTTGGAGCTGCTGCTGCTGATCTTAAACTATTTGTTTACGGTTCTGCTTATCAAAAAGGAACTGCGCTAACTGAAGCTACAGGTGTTAACGCTAAAAGAGTATCTGTTGATCCTTCTTTTAAGCAATTTTCTAACTCACCAGTTATTATCAAAAACCAATATGTAATTAATGGTTCTGATATGGCTCAAATAGGTTGGGTTGAAGTTGCCACTGAAGACGGCGCGTCTGGTTACCTATGGTATTTGAAAGCTGAATCTGAAACTCGTTTACGTTTTGAAGATTACTTAGAAATGGCTTTAGTAGAAGGTGAGCAAAATGCAAACGCTGGTGGTGGTGATTATCAAACTGATTTGTTACCAGGAACAGAAGGTTTATTTGCTGCTATCGAAGATAGAGGTAATGTAAACGTTGGCTTTACAGCTGCGGCTGGACTTACTGCTTTTGATGCTATTTTGAAAAACTTAGACACTCAAGGTGCTATTGAAGAAAACATGTTATTTTTGCAAAGACAAACTGCTCTTGATTTTGATGACATGCTAGCTTCTATTTCTGGTGGCGCTCAAGGTGGTACTGCTTATGGATTATTTGAAAACTCTGAAGAAATGGCTTTAAATCTTGGATTTAGCGGTTTCCGTAGAGGATCTTATGATTTCTACAAAACAGATTGGAAATACTTAAACGAT